TATTGAACACTTCGTTAGCTTTAATCTCAAAATGTACTTGCGCACGTTCACATTCATCTAACGTTCCAAATATAGGTGGTATAGATGGGAACATACGGCTATACAACATATAGCAATCTCGCAATGGATGCTTTTCTATCTGTGAAAACTTAAAAATCGCCATACCAAACTGCTCCATCACGATAAGGGATTCCTTTTTTAACTGATACATTACAACCTAATGCACGCAATCTACTTCGAGTGGTGTAAGAGTTGCAACCACCAAACGAGTATAGAACTTCATTATTGATATTAGTTTTTGCGATGCAATTATTATGAAGCCATACACTCACTCCATGTGTTGTTGGTGATACGAACACGTGTGTGTTTCTTTCGCGCCAATTGCGCTTTTCCTTAAATGCTTTTAGCATCTTTTCTTCGATTTTTCTCATAACTTGATGTTGAGTTTTGAATAATATTGAAAATTTGGCTATTTTCGTGCGCTCTCACGAACTTTCGCGCTCTCGGATGAGTAATTGTTCATCCGAGAAATTAAAACGTCTTAAAACGCTTTATTTCGTTTCATCGTACAATTCGCGTTTTTTTCGTTCCATCCACTTCTTGAAATCTGCGAACTCATCTTCTTCTTTCTTTTGATTGAAGTTGTAGCTATTGTAGGTTGTTTGATGATATGTTGTTCCACCATAATAACCACGATTATAAGATGGGTAACGTTCGCTCCAAGGCATATAGCTATCGTTGCTATACAATACACCTTCGCTATCTTGTTGATATTGTCCGAAGTATCTAATAAGACCATCATCGTGCATGAACACGAACTTAGATGTGCCAATCACTGCGTCAATAGCTTTCTTTGCCGCATCAAAACCGCAATGCTTGTAGATTGGTGAGAAGATGTCGCGGAAGAATGTTTCACTATCGGTCATATCATCGCGATTATCAATCTTCAATACACCATTGTGAGCGAATGTCAAATCGTTCTCTGTCCATCCATGACAATTTTCGATACGCTTAGTGCCATGTGTCTTGATACGTGCATGAATGAATAGATTAACTGACCGATAGTCAAGGCTTTCTGATACAATCTTGTATGCCTCTAAGAACTTAGATTCATCTAATGTCTTGAATACAACAGGCTTGCTATCGTCAGCAAATGTTTTATACACCATAGAAAATCCATCGGGATTGTTCTTGCAAATTGTCTTGATTGTTTCCATCTTAGGGAACTTAACTCCCGCTTTCTTAATTGCGATAATACACATAATTTAAAATATTTTAAAAGGTTAATATTAGATGTAACGTTGCATCTGTTCTTTAATCAAAGTGCTATCAATGCTGATAACTTTCAAAAAGTTTAAAAAATCAGAATAAGATATATTCTCCCAAGGTGTTGACTTGGAATATCTTACAATGATTTCAGACCATTCGATGATGGCTACAATGCGTTTTGTATCAAGTGAGCCACGACCCTTGCGGAACTCGATAGTAGCCGAATTTAGTAGGTTGATGTCAAAGTAGCGTTCATCGCGACTTCTATCTAACAGCGAATCCTTTACGCGCTCTTGAATTTCCTTGTGTTTAAGTACCGTAGATGCACCGAGTACATCTACTGCGCGACTTGTTTCGGTCTTAGCATCGGGTTCGTGATAGCCTTGACTTCTGCCGTAGATTCCTGTATTCAATGACGTATCCTTCAAGCAGTGATGATAGAAATACAACATCTTACCAATGACTTCCGAGTGGTCATCGCGACGAGGATTACCAAGAATGTTTCTTCCGATATGTACGTGCAACCCACAACGACCAGTATCCCAACTGCGTGCATAAGGTCTAATGGAATCTACAAGTGGTTTCCAAAACTCTTCATTCTTCGCATCGGTAGGCAACAGAGGTACTGTGATAATTTCAACACCACCACTTCCAAGACTGCTATCCGTTTCGCGATAGAACCAATTCGATGGCGCTGAGTTGAACTCATACATAGCATCCGAATTACCACCGAACTCAACTTCCAACTCTACACCAATCAAGTAATCATTAGTACCCGATTTTGGTTTATTCATGTACTCACCATGATGACGATGATAGTGATGTTGTCCGCGATAAATTGAATCGCGTTCGTACTTATCGGACATGAAGATGTTGTCAGGGAATGATACACGAGCGTCTTCTTCACGACTACTGCTATCGCTTTCATCATTGAATTGTGTTACCCACGATTCAAATCTTCGAACGTCATCGTTTACGCCTACGCCATAGAAATCGTGTAAACTAAAACGCTCATTACCGCGTTCGAATTTATCCATTAGTTGTCGAATAGATAGTGAACGAGCCGCAGGAACCGATGCCCATCCATACGAAAAACCTGACCCCGTTAAGTCGCATGGTCTTGAGCCATCAAGCCGACTATCGTTCGATAAGAAATAGTAGCGATTCATGTTGCGAGGTCGCCAAACAATACCGAGTGATGATTCTCCATTCACAGAGATTTTTACGACTGCGTAATCATTGTACTGCATTAACGTTGTTTTTTCTGAAATTCTCATGATTTTTTAGTTTTTAATTTGTTAACAATAATATCCTCTTAGACTATCGTCTTCGTAGTCATACAAACCATCGTAGTAGTCATCATACGCACTTTTATACGATGTGTTGTTGTACTTGCTTTTATAATCTATGTATGTTGTATTACTATACATCACACCATTATCAGTGATGTATTTTCCTGCATAGTAGATTTCACCGCTCTTGTCCATGAATACAAACTTCGATGTACCGATGAAAGCACTGATTGCTTCATTAGCAAACTTCCACCCACCATTTCGATATATCGGCATAAAGATGTAACGGAAGAACGTTTCGCTATCCGTCATATCGCCCTTAGCCTTAATATCTAAGATTCCGTTGTGGGCAAAGACCATACCCGTTTTAATATCACGCCATCCATGACAATTCGCAATGTTGATTGTTCCATGCGTAGCGATACGTGCATGAATGAATAAGTTCGTATCGTCAGCACTACATTTGTCGGTAATCTTGTTGTAAATCTGCAAAGCAGCATCTGAACTCATTGTGCGATGTATCTTTGGCGGTTCTCCACCTTCGGAGTACACGATGGTAAATCCATCGGGATTGTACTCGAACATCGTTTTAATAGTTTTAACACTTGGGAAATCTACCCCTCTTGGTTTGATAGCTATAATGCACATAATTAGTAATATCTATTTATAGTGGTTAATAATCTTTCATTTTTAGCATTAGTTTTAAGATAACTAATAAAGTCATCTAATGCAATGCCTTCCCAATCGACTTGACGTGCATACAGACACATCAATTCTGAGTATTCGACAACCATCGCAATACGTTCGGCATTGATACTACCGCGACCCTTACGGAACTCAATCGTAGGAGTTTTAGTAATATTTATATCATAGTATCGCGAGTTATCACATCTGTCAATCAAAGACTTCTTTACTTTATCCTTGATTGCTTTATCTCGGAATACCGCTGCACCGAGAACACCTGCTGCATCAGCCTCACGTGTCTTTGCATCTTGGTCTGAATATCCGCGTTCACGACCATAGATTGCTATATTCATCGATTCATGTTTCACAAACGTGTGATACATAAACAATAGCTTACCAATTGTTTCCGATTTCTCTTCTGCATTGTTGCCGAGAATCTCACGACCGATATGTACGTGCAAACCACATCGACCTGTATCCCATGAACGAGCCTCTCCTTTCAATCTATCAATGAGTGGTCGCCAAAAATCGACATTCTTTGCATCCTTTGGTAGCAAAGGAATTGTGATAATCTCACATCCCCAATCACACAAAGAGCCATCGTCCTCGCGATAGAACCAATTCGATTCTATTGAATTGAACTCATCTCTATCATATTCGTCATCGAACTCGACCTCAAGTTCAACACCGATGCGATGACCTTTATACTCTTCGGTAGGTTCATTTAAATCTTCGTAGCACATATCATGGTAACCATCTTGTCCAGTGTAGATGTTATCACGAGAATAACCATCTACAAGGAAATCGCCCTTAAATGCGGTTTCTTCGCTTGCGCTTGAATCGCCACCGTCGTCTGCTATTATACCTATGAAACGAACTTCACAATAAAAGTTTCTGTTCCAACCTATAACATCGTTAATCGGGCGTTGGTATGCGCCATAAGATAGCACCCAACCATAACGATAATTACTGTGTGATACTGCGTCACAATGACGTGACGGGTCATCTCCGTTCAATCGACCATTGTTCGATAGAAGATGAACTTTATCATCTCTCCGATATAGTGCTGCTTGTTCAGCAGCACCATTGTTTACACTGATTGCGACTACGCAGTAGTCAAGATGTTGCAATGTTTCTGTTGCTTTAGTAATTCTTGCCATAATCTTTTAATTTTTTAAGTTTATAATTCTTTAAATATTTCGTACTCGTAAGTAGTTATCTCAATCGGTTCGATGTAGTAGTAACCGATTCTGTCTTTTTGCAAGCCCAATCGTTCTGCTTTGCGCTTGCTGATGTTTGGAATGTAAATCTTACTCATTTTTTAATTCTTGCCCGATATTAAACCCTCGATAGCACAGGTCAAAGTTAGTTATTTTAATCCTATAATTTTTTTCATTTGTTTGGATATGTTTGACGGCATATCGTTTAAGATTTCCACTTCTCTCGGTTCTCCGATAATTGCTTTTAATTTAATGCTTACCTTCAACGTATCTAAAAGATGCGTTGTGTGGAAATATAAGCATTGTCTAATCCCAACAGCGAATCTATATCCGTACTTATCGGCATATCTCTTATAAAGCGCACCTCCACAATCGTGATTGTGCGTAAGATAGGTCGGACAATTGTCATCGTCAAAAAAGTACAATAACCCAATATCCTCAACTTCGCCCTTTGCGATTCTAATAAAAGCATAATCGCCCTTTTGGATATCCCCAATTTTGATATTCTGTTTAATTTGTGCCATAATCGCCTTTATATTAAGATGTAAACTATATACTTACTACGCATATTATCGCTGTCGTAAGTCATTTTAACGATTCGGATATTGGTATATCCAAAGAACTCGTACTTACATGATTGATTCAAGTACAAGTACGATTTATCGCCATCTCTATCAATTCGCTCGATATAGGTAGTGTGAACATCACATTCACACTCCATTGCATCATCATGATTGACTGTTAAATCTTCGCATACCTCGATAACTTGGTTCTCCCAATCTTCGTCATCGAGTCCGTAGCTGTGGTATCCTGCAGCAGCAAGTATAGACGCTGATTCGCTCATATCTTGTAGGAATTGCGTCTTTGTTATCTTTGTAAACTTTTTCATATCTATAATTCATTTAAGTGATTCATTCAATGATTTTATTATTGTTCGTTGATTCGGCTCGTTCAGCCTTTATCAGAAAATAAGTCGCCAAGATTAGAAATCCGAGCGACAACTCAACTTTATCGTTAGATATCGCACTTAAAGCAATAAACCAACAGATGAATGTAGCAAATCTTAGTTTCATAATATAATCTTTTTAATTGGTTTCGTGAATACGATGGGGAGTAGTTATCCCCCAAATCGTTTCGCTCTATCTCAAGATGCTCGTCAGTTCACTTATGCGATTTGCGCTTTCAATTCTTCAATCTTAGCAGAAACCATAGCAGTATCTAATCCCGCAGCATACATTGATGCAAGGGCTGATTCAAGACCCTTAATCTCTTTCTTGATTTTCTTGTTCTCTTCCGATTTAGCTTTCTTAGCAGCATCGGCAGCTTTCTTATCCTCTTCGGATTTCGCAATCAACTCATCCAACTTAACTTGAACAGCCGATGCATCCATACCCATTGATTCAAGAGTAGCAATCGCTTGACGCAACTTCTTAATCTCTTGTGATTCTCTCGGTGTACCATCACCACCACCACGATTATATGATGCGGTTTCAACACCACAAATCTTTTTGATGTAGCCAACCTCACGTCCACTATCACCAAGATTAATCACCTTACCCGCTGGAGTAGTAATCGTACCCCAATAACGGGCAGCCTTACGATTCGTTTCGCTAATCTGTTGAGCACCCACAAAACGAATAATCTCTACCTTGAAACCATTGATTTCATTGATACCTTCATTCAAAAAACGTTGACTTGATTTAGCCATAATCTAACACCCATGCCTTTGGGATTTATTTAGGGTAACAAGCACACCCAAATGATTAAAAATTGAAATTTTGATAATAACTTAATCAACACACAACTATTATAATACTATAAAAAGATTATTATAATACTATTATAATATATATATTAAAAAAGATTATTATTATAATATTATAAAAGATTAAAATACTTATAAGATTATAAAGAATAGCTGCGGTTTGATTTTTAGTGGGGATAGGCAGAATCGGACTGCTAAACATGATTGTTACACCCAATCATATCGTTACCAAACATCCCCATCGTTTCGGCAATAATCTTGTTGTACACGTACAATCGTCTGATTCACTTATTGCCTATCCATATCGGTGCCCGATTGTTTAAGCTGTGTTTTGATTTTAGTCGCACTGCCACATCAAAATGCACCCTTTTTGGATTGTGTCACATCAAGTCAAAGAGCTACGTTTATCTAAGCTATCAACAACCAAATCTTGTTGTTGGACTTAACATTTACGGATTGTTACGCAATCAGCGGTCACTTGGGTTGCCATCCCTACATCGGCATTTTAATCGTTTTAATTTGTCAATAATCTTGTCGGATTCGCTTGGGCTACTTGGTTGCCCTTCCAACGCTACAAAGGTAACGCTTTATTTGTTAACAAATGTAAAATCAAGCACTTATTTTCGGCTACTTTTGTTAAAAGTGGTTAACAGCCGTTAACAGCCGTTAAAAACCGACGATTTTTGTTCGATTTATTCGTTAATCCGATGATTGTTTTGTCGATTTTGACGATTAAAATCGGTTGATTTATTCGCATAATCTGATGATAATTCGTTGAATCGCTCAAACGGTTGTTGTAATCTGATGATTTCGTGTTCGATTCGTTAATCGTTCGTGTAATCTGATGGATTCGTTGTTTAATCTGATGATTTTGTTCGTTGTTCGTTTGATTGACTCGTAATCCGATGATGCGTGTAGTCGGTTGGCTCGATTCGTTTATAATCTGATGATGTGGTTGTTCGTTCGGTCCGATTGCATTGCAATCTGATGATAAACTAATTGGTTGTGTAAATCGTAATATAATCTGATGTGTCGCGGTTAGATTGTTGCGATGTAATAAAAATCTGATATGGGAGTGTAAGATTGGGGGATTATTTTTAATCTTTAAGATTATTTCACATGGGAGTATAGTGTTAAAACGGCTTCACACATTTTAAGTTTTGTTAACTACCCAAATTTGCACCTTATTATATATATTGTTACCTTTGCCCTTAGAGAAAACAACCCTATTAGTAATCATTTAAAGATTTAAGTTATGGACAAAAAAACTAAGAAAAAGATTTTGAAGAAAGCACAGAGTGTAATTGATATTTTAGAAGGTATTGATTGGGAGCTTATGAAGCATGACGATGTGGACAAGGATTTTGATTTACATGACCACTTAGATGATGCTGTATCGGCTATAACAATTTTTATTGATGAATTTGAAAATAATTAAGATTATGAGAAAGATTTATGAAATTGCGGCTGAAATTCAAGCCGATTTTAAGAAGAGCAATGATTGGAGAAACAAGTATTGTTACGCAATTCCTTATCTCGCTGCGATGAAGGAACTTAGCACACTCGACGACGATTACATTTACGAAAGTGCCGATTCTGTTATTCGTTACTTCTTATCGAATGTATCTAATTGGCGAGGAGAAACGGCTCGTCGAATCAAGAAAGAATTAAAAGATATGGTCGGCTTAAAATAGAGATTTATTCCCCGTTCCGATTGGTTCGGGGATTTTTTATATCAAGTAGTTAAATCTGATGATACGAAAGGTAATCTGATGGCATCGATAATAATCAGATGATATTATTACAAAATCTGATGATGAACGCGCGGATTACATCCGATTATAGCGCAATCTTTACGATTATCCTTCGTTGAAGTGACCTCCTAAGCGTTAACAACTTTTAACATTTCATAAACATTTGTTAACTAAAAATATTAGGCTTGAACCTCCTATTTTCGTACCTTTGTACTATAAGAAATAAACATAGTATATATAAACCTAAAAACAAAAGATTATGAAAGCAGAATTAAGATTTGAAAAAGAACACCTAACACTAACAGGAGTAGAGATACTGTCAATCAGTGAAAGATTTGTCAGTTTCTATCTTAAAGGGATTATGGATAACGCAACTAATTGGCAGATTTGCGTAAATCACGGAGCGTTGGTTTCCTCAATGAGAGGATATGCCTTCGTTAACACAATGAGTAGAGATAAGGTTGAAGTAACATTGATGGAGGAATAATTTTAAGATTCTCCCTCGATTCGCTAAGTCGGTCGAGGGATTATTTTTATCACAACAAATAATCTGATGATTGGTTCAATGATTCAAGATTCGTTCGGAATAATCAGATGATTACTTGCTCGATTCGGTCGGTTCGTTCAATAATCAGATGATATGGCTGAAAAATATATAAGATATAAGATAATCTGATGATGGCAAAAAGATACGAAAGATGAAACGAAAATCTGATGGCGAAAAATAATCAGATGCGGAGAAATAGGCACAAAAAAAGAGGGCTTCTGCCCTCCTTCTTTTCAAGCGTGCTTCAGTGTTTTTATGTAGCAAAAAGCTGCAATGCCTAAGCCTATAATAGAAACTTGCAAACGTTCTGTACATTCAGAAGCTAAAACGTTTTCGGGTGTACTTAAAGCAAACCACAACGCGAAAATAACGCTTATAATACAAAGTATTAAATATATATAGTATTTCATATTCTTTTAGTTTTAAAGTAGGGCTATATTGCAAGCCCTACTATGTTAATTATTATTGTTAGCAGTTTAAACCTTTTATTAAATTTATATCAAAATTGACTATAAACTGATTATTTATTATTTCGAAGGTCACGTCAAAGCTCCTTCCTATTATTAGGAGGTCAAACAAAAAGTCTTCTTTTTCGTCTTCTTTGAAGTTTATAACGCATGAAATAGTACTTCCTTCAATAGAATAATAATCACAGTATATTATTGTATTGTGCCCGTTATATATATGTATTTTGAAAATTTTATTTTTCATATTATAAAGTATTTATATGTTTATATTCTTATTTTCTTTTTATAAGGTAGGGCTTTTCAGCCCTACCTTAGTACGCCTTTACTTTTTAAGGGCTTTTTTCTTTTCTTGAAGTGCCTTAATTTGTGCCTCTATATCGGCAAGCTCGGCAGCTCCTTTTTGCTTTTCAATGTTAGCAAGGGCAGCCTCAAGCTCTTCTAAGTAGTAGGCTGGCAAACCTTTAATATTTCTAATGTTAGAAATATATGTATTAAAAATCGTTTCGGGTGTGCCTTGCTCAGCCTTCGCTAATACCTCTGCACCTACAGCCTTCTTCAACTGTGTTATTGTTCCTTTAAACTCCTTTCCGTCAACCAAACCAATAAACTGAGCTGCTACATTACTGCCGTTTTTACCTCTCTCAGTCCAGCCGTTACATATAATTACGTGCTCACCGAAGTTGTAAGTTTCACCCTTCAAAATTTCTTTTTTGCTCACTAATGTTAAAGTTTTCATATTAAAAAAGTTTTAAATTTTTGCGCCCGTTTCAGGTGGAACGCTTTACCTTATTTCTTACATTACAAAGGTACAGATTTTTTCAATACCTACCAAGAATAAAGTGTTAACAAATCATAAAATAATCGTTAAAATTAAATGTTAAATTTTAACGGAAAAATATTTACAACAATTAAGTGTATTATATACACGTAAAAAATATTTACAGAGGGTAGGTGGTGGGGGAGGGTAAAAAATATTGACACTTAGGTGCGTTAGCCTTTAAAAATAATTTTTTTCAAAATTTTTTTATTTTTTTATTTTTTTTATTTTTTAGTTAAACTATGTTAATTGTTTTGTCATATTTGAAATAGTTTATATATTTGCATTGTAGTTTTTTTGTTGTTTTAAAATAACTGTGTTTCATGGTATTTATAGTTTAGGTTTATTAGATTATTATTGTTTTTTGGGTGGTGGTTCGTGAGAATAGCCACTTTTTTAGATTGAAAATCATTTATTTATATATTAACTTTTTAATTTTGTTATATTATGGAGATAGGAATTTATCGTAAGGAGTTTTTAGACTCTTTGGTTGTAGGTGGTTCATGTGCTGGTAAGAGTCGTGTTCTTCCTATTTTGAATTGTGTTAAGTTAAAGTTTGGCAATGGCAAGGCTATTGTAAGCAGTTACGATGAAGAGGTTAGTGTAATGCGTCGTGTTAGCATCAAGAGTGTTTTTAGTGATGTTATTGAGTTTTGCGTTGACTACAAGGATTTGTTTGGTGTTTTGCGTAGTTTGAGTGACGATGAATTGGTGTTTGACTATGACAAATCGTCTTTAACTTTGAATATTCGTCATAGTAGGGGTGTTATTGAGTTGCCTGTGTTTGATTCATCAGAATATCCACTGGTTTCTACTGGTAGTACGGGTATTTCTTTCTCGGTTGATTCTTCTCGTCTTTACGATTGGGTTCGCAATAGTTCTAATTTCATTGTTGACGACCAATTTAAGCCTCAGTTCAGCGGTATGTATCTTTATTGTTCGGGTAATGAGTACGGTGTTTGTGCATCGGATGGTATGCGTATGTTTGTTGACAGTGCTGTGAGCGATGTCGAGTTGCCTACGTGTGAAGCTATTGTGTCTGGTCACTGTTTTTCTTCATTAAATCATTTGTTGTTGAACACTGATTCTGACGTTACCGTTGTTGTTGACGAACGCAATATCACTTTTAAGCTTGACGATGCTGTTTTGTCTTGTCGATTGTTAGAGGGGCGTTATCCTAATTTTCGTGCTATACTTCCGAAAGAGTCCGTTGTCAACGTAATTGTTGACAAGAAAGAGTTTCGTGACACGGTAGTACGTTCTAATATGTTTACCGACACAAATTCTTGTGTAAGCATGAATGTTGAGGATGACAAAGCTGTTTTCAGTGCTGAAAATCTTGAATTTAGCAAAAAAACTACCGAAACACTCAACGTGACGAGTGAGGGTGGTGGTATTCTTATCGGCTTTAACGGTCGCTTCTTACTTGACTGCTTAAATGCTATTGATTCAGACAGCGTTTCTATCGATATGATTAGCCCAAGACATGCTATTTCATTTAAAGATAGCGTGAATACCAATCGTCGTGTTTTGCTCTTTCCAATTGCTCTATAATATAACAACCAAGTTTTGAGGGGTTTACGTGAAAATATTCCCCTCTTAACTTTATTTAACTATTTTATAGTTTTAAATTTAAAACTTTCAATGTATATTTGCATTGTGAAAATAAAACATTAACCCTAATAATAAAAAAAGTATGAGTAAAAAGAAAGAAGACTTAAAGAACAAAGCCGCGCTTTGTCTTTTTGATGATGATTCGCTAATTTTCGAGTTAAACAGTCGTGGTTATACTTGCTTAGAAGATAGCGAATACGTTGATTTATTAACCGACATTGACGATGATAAAGAGAGCAATGAAATTGGTTGCTACGACACATCGGGATTTCCGCAGTATTTCTCTATTGAACGCATGAAAGCCTTTGGTAACGATTTGCGCGAACACTTGCTTGAAATCACTGGTCAAGGACATTATGTAACTAATGAACAATTGTTGAACGAATTACGTGATTTACTATGAGTACGATATTTATATTGTTAGCGTTATATGTAGTCACGATAGGTATTTTCATATACTTTGTATTACGATATTACCCGAACATACGAACCGTAAAAGACCTTATTCGAACGGTTAATTACAATTTGTTAGGTTTCATGTGGATTCCATTATTAAACACTGCCGTCATTCTTACCATTGCGTTAGGCATTGTTGTATGTAAAATTGTAAATTTTATTAACGATATTAAAATCAAGTAGTTATGAATGAAGATGTAGAATGGAAACCGATAAAGGGATATGAAGATTATTATTTTGTCAGTAGTGATGGTAGGGTTTTTAGTAAAAAAAGAAATATTATTTTAAAAGGACGCTTAGATAAATATGGTTATTTAAGAGTTGTGTTATACAAGCCTAATAATGGTGGTAAAAGCAAACAGATACATCGTTTAGTAGCAGAAGCGTTCATTGAAAATAGCGAATGTAAACCTCAAGTTGACCACATAAATACAGTAAGGACGGATAATAGAGTGGAAAACTTGCGATGGGTAACATATAAAGAAAACAATTTGAACCCTATAACAATGAATAAATATAAAAATATGAAACATTGGGATATTTCCGACGAAACAAGAAAAAAAATGTCGCTTGCTAAAAAAGGTAAACCGAATCATAGCCAAAGCGAGGAAACGAGAATAAAAATGTCTGAGATTAGAAAAAAATGGTGGGAAAATAAAAAAAAGGAGGTAAAATTATGAGTGGGAGGTCATTTTGATTATGCACAATATCGTATAAGCGATATTATTGATAGTATTGAACGCGAGATTGAACGAGCAACTTGTAAAAGACCAAAGATTATTAGTGAACGACAAGTGAATGTTTATGAGTACACGAGTGAAACGTCTTTTAGATGCAGTAGGCGATGGCATTTCAATAGTTTTGATAGCGCATTAGTATTTTTTAAGAGTTCATGCGCTTTTGAAATCCTCGAAATTTGCGAAAAGGCTACTCGCAAAGTGCTAAAAGTAAGAGATTTGAGCGATAATCGCACATTTGATATTGTCGAATTTGAGTATGAGTACTACGAAGACGGCAACTATTACCCAGATTACGAAGAAAGAACACTTGAAGAGTTTAGAAATGGAATAGAAGCACTTCGCAAAGCACAAATCTATGCACAGCGCATCGATTGGCTTATATCGGGCGATGATGGAGAGGACTCGTTTCACGAGCGTTTGAAAGAAGAATTAGATGAATTAAATAAAGAATAATATGAATTACGTTTTAATGTTTTTATTACTCTTAATATTCTGTGTTTTGTGTTTTAGGATTGATATTAAGAATAGAACTATTGACGAAATGATTAAAAATAGTCCTAATTACAAGCATATAAATAGAGAAATAGATAAAATTGGAGCATATTATATGCTTTTAGCAATCACAATGACAGTTTTAATGATAGTTTGTATAAATTTGAAATAGTTATGGAAAGATTTGATAGTCAAAGAGCGAGAATACAAGCGTATTTGAACGATGGGAACTCGATTACACCTATTGAAGCATTGAATTTGTTCGGTGCATTTCGTCTTAGTGCAATCATTTATGTATTGAAATACGATTACGGTATGGATATAAAAACGGAAATGGTTTACGAAGATGGCGGTAAGCGTTATGCTCGATATTTTTTGAATAAAAACTCGTAACGAAATGGATATTAACAAGTTAGTAACCGTCACGACAATGAGTAAAATACTTAATTGTACTACTCAGACGATTTATAACAAGATTCGTCGTGGCGATATTAAGAGTGTAGTTATTGATGGTGTGATTTTTTGCGTAAATGATAGAAATTAACAAGATTTACAACGAGGATTGTCTAAAAAAATGTCGTCAAATCATGGCTAACAAAAGAATTGATAATGATAATAAACAATTAAAATGTTTTTAATATGGCTGAAAGTACAGTGTATAATATGGATTGTTTTGAGTATTTAAAGCAATGCGCTGATAACCAATTTGATTTGCTAATTGCAGACCCACCATACGTTAATTTGGATGAAAACACTGGTACTATTCGTACAAGCGGAAATGTTCAATCTAAACTTGAACTTGGCGGAAAACCTGACGATGAGGTTTTTAAAGAGTTGTTCCGAGTAAGCAAACATCAGATAATTTGGGGTGCTAACAACTTTGGTTATCCGTTTCAAGGCTTTGTTGTATGGGAAAAAACGAATATACCTGACGATTTTACAATGTCGCGTTGCGAAATAGCAAGTCTTGATAAGGGTCTTTCAAGGGTAAGTAAGATGTTCCGTTTCCCAAGCACTCAAACTGGGAAAAAGAGAATACATCCAACGCAAAAACCGATTGAATTGTACGAGTTCTTGCTAAAAATGTATGCAAAAGAGGGATGGACTATTCTTGACCCATTCTTAGGAAGCGGTTCTTCACGCATTGCTGCTGATAGTTTAGGTTTTGATTTTGTAGGTATAGAACTTGATAAGAAGTTTTACGACTTGCAAGAAAAACGTTGGAAGGATTATAAGAGTCAAATAAAATGGTTTTAATAAAATTATGACATACGAAGAATTTAGAAATGAAGTGCTTGAAAAAGCTAATAATAGAGAACATTATATACGTTTAGGTCAATTCGTATTTAACTACATTGATGCAAAATACGGTGTAGCTCGTGTAGTTCAGTTCAAAGATAGAGTAGATTGCTTTCATCGTGATGATTTAATTGAAGAGTTTATAAAATGTTGTTATAAAAGAATATATGGTGTCAATAAATAACAAAATACCGAGTAAAATTAAAATCGGTGGTCAAGAAATTGACGTTAATCTTGTTGAGCGTTGCAATAACAATTGCTTAGGCGAGTGCCGTGTAGCTAATGGTGTTATTGAAATAGCGTGTAAGTATGACAAAGACGAATATATCGGTGAAAGTTGCAAGCTGAATACATTCTATCACGAACTCACACATGCTATTTTATATACGATGGGAGAAACTGAACTTAACAATAACGAAAAGTTTGTATGCTGTTTTTCGAGTTTTTTAACCGAAGCATTAACAAATGCGGAATATAAATAAAAAAGATGTAGATTATGATTAAGAGAAATCCTTTTAAAGACACAAGCTATCCGTTAAAATGTTTAACTTTTAAAAAATAAGGAATATGAAAAAGAATCAAAAAATTATTTTCTACAACGATTCTGAAAACTCCAATGGTTACGAAGAATGGCGTGATGTCGTTGATTATGAAGGTTTGTATCAAGTAAGTAATCTTGGTAGAATTAGACGAATAAGTGGGGATAAATATAATATAAGAATTTTAAATGTTAAAAATAGTGGTTATTACACTATTGTTTTATCCAAACACAATATATCTAAAACATGTTTGGTTCATAGGTTAGTAGCCGAAGCGTTTATACCTAACCCTAATAATTATCCTTGTGTAAACCACAAGGATGAAAATAAGCTAAATAATCATGTTGAAAATTTAGAGTGGTGTACACATAAATATAATAGTTTGTATGGAACAAGTACAAAGCGTCAAAAAGAAACAAGGAATAAAAACGACCCTGATAGATTAGGTTGGCAAAAAACTGTAGAAACAAGGAATAAAAGAGGATGTTCTAATGCCGAGATTTCAGTCAGGGCTAAAAAAATAGATGGCACTTTTGTAGGCGAATATAAGTCTATATCAGAAGCTTCAAGAAGTTTGAATGTATCGCTTTCAAATCTATGCGAACATCTAAAATCGAAAAGAAAGAGTGTACAAGGATATGTATTTGAAAAATTATGAAACGGAAGAATATTATACCTTTTTTTGTAATTATATACAATGTGAACAAGCGTGATTTTTGCGTTTGCGACGTAATGCCTTATCTCATAAGCTGTTATAAGGAAACCAAGAAGAAAGATAGACCAACTACTCTTGATGAATTTAAAGATTTTGTCGATAGAAAGTCTATGTATATGTATTGGTCGCGTTGTCAATATGAAATCGTACTTGTTGACTGGCCTTGTCAAAGAAATAGCAAGAAGATTGATATTTATTGGCAAATCAAAAATAACTTTGATTTAGTAGTGAGATTATTTATGGAAAATGTTGGTGTAAAATGAAAGATATAAATTTAATAAATGGAGATTGTTTGATTGAAATGGCAAAAATCCCCAACAAATCAGTAGATATGATTCTATGTGATTTACCTTATGAAGTATTGCACAAAAACAATCCTAACGCTCAATGGGATAGAAAATTACCTTTTGATAAGCTTTGGGAACAGTATGAAAGAATTATAAAAGATAATGGTGCTATTGTGTTATTTGCACAAGGAATGTTTTCTGCAGAGTTAATGATGAGCAATCCTAAAATGTGGCGTTACAACCTAATTTGGGATAAAATGTCAGTTACTGGTTTCTTAAATGCTAATCGCATGCCGTTACGTTGTCACGAGGATATTTTAGTTTTCTACAAAACGTTACCAACCTATAATCCACAGATGTATATCGGTAAGAAAAATCACAACCGCGGGAATAATATACATAAAGAAACAAATAACTGCTACGGAGAATTTAAACGTAGCAAAGTTTACGATAGTGTAAAAAAAGTAGGTGCTACAAATAAAGATAACGAAAAGTTTCCTTGGTCTATTATTGGATGCTTAAAAAACAACGATGAAAGAAGAACTCATCCAACGGCTAAACCAGTGGCTTTACTTGAATACCTTATTAAGACATACACAAACGAAGGAGATACAGTATTAGATAATACTATGGGCGGAGGCAGCACAATGGTTGCTTGTGTAAGGACGAAACGAAAAGGTATCGGGATTGAATTAGAAGAAAAATATTTTAAAATCGCAAAGAAACGAGTAGAGGATGAAGCTCGTCAAATTAAAGCGTTTTAAGCGACTTTCTTTCTTTGAATGATAAAATGTATTACTAACGAGTTAAAAGCGCGTGAAAACGCCTTAAAATAGCGTTATTTTTAATTTAATTTATATAGTTATGGAAGCAAAAGTAGAAAACATGATTGATTTGCGAATAAAATGCCTTGAATTAGCTTTAAAATATAACGAAATGAATAGTGGTCAGTGTTCGCTTCATTGCATACAAGATATGGCATTGTCTTTCGAGAGATATATTCTTGAAGATTCAAAATTACCCGAAACTCCGTTCAATATGGATAAAATGTTATATGAAACGATGCTGAAAATATATGTAGAAAACGACAAAAGCGAAGAAATTTACGAAAATTTCGATGAACGTTTGCGAGAATTAGCAAAAAGTAATAACTTTGCAAAGTGAATATAACACAGGCGCAAGGGGAAGTTGAGCATTAGAGTTCTTTCCCCTTACATGTGAGGTAGTGTAATGGTAACACACTTGGCTCATACCCAAGAGATTACGAGTTCGATTCTCGTCCTCGCAACGATTTTAAAATAAGGAGTGAGGTGACTTTGCAAACCACCAATAACAAAAGGCGTTTATATATCTCTTTGTCGCCTTTCTCCTTATTTTTTACTTAAAAAAGAGATAAGGATAAAGGTGTTTATTAACTAATTAAAAAAAGAGATATGAAGCAAAATTACAAAGAACAGCTTAGCGACAGTCGTTGGCTAAGAAAGAAAAACGAGATTCTTGAACGTGATAATTACACGTGTCAGAAATGTGGTGCAACATCGCACCTAAATGTTCATCATTTGTCTTATGAAAAAGATAAACGAGCTTGGGAATATCCGAACGAGAGATTGATTACTTTATGTCAATCATGCCACGAAAACGAACACGATATTGTTACTTATCCAATGATAGGTAAATTCTATACATACGACCACTCTGATTATTGGAATGATATGATATGCTATTATATCAATAGAAAAGAAAATAGAATTTGCTTGTTTGGAGTTGATTGTGGGGGTTATGGGACTCCTTATATAACCTATTTTTCGTTTGAGGAATTTTTTAATAAGTGTAGGAACTCACGGTTGATATTTGACCAAGATAAAGACAGTTACGATGAATATACTTCAAGAAGTTTTTATCTTGCTTATAATGAAATAATTAAAAAAGGAAATCTTTACATTGATGCTTTCTACCCTTACACGAAAGAGCAAAATATAGCTTTTACGTTAAAAGAAATTCAGAATGTGATTTCTAAAAGAGAAGATATAATCAAATCTTTTAATCTGTTTAAAATGGAGGAATCGTTATGAAATATTCAGTATTAGGTTTTAATCAATTAAAGGTTATTGAATTACAAAAGGAAAAAGATGGTAAAAACCGTAAGTTGGATGTTACAGATTTACTTATTTTAAGGGATATTGCAGATTTTATGAATAGAAGTAAAATTATAAAATACACTGTTGATGACAAAGTTTACTTTTCTATTCAATATGCAACAATTATTGAAGATTTGCCCATCATCGATATAAAGCAGCAAGCATTGTCGGATAGAATTGATAAAATGGTATTCCTTAATGTTCTTGAAAAAATAGTTATCAAGAATCAAAGTGGAACATTTGTTGCTTTTAGAATGGGTAAAAAGTACGAAGGTTTGCTATACGATTGCACAAGTAGTGAAACAATACCCACAAATAGTGTACTACATTTGCAAGAGTATTCTACTACGAGCCATAATACTAATATAACTAATAACACATCTACTATAAAAGAAAAAGAAGATAATAAATTATCTTCTAAAAAGAAAGTTGTTGTTAATGCTTGGAGGTCTAATTTTGAAACATACAAATCGCTTGTTGAAGTTGCAAAAGAAGAATTGTTAAACGATTCTGATTTTAAAGCAAAATTTCTTGCCATGTACCCAAATGCGGATTATTATCGCTCAGTCCTAAAATCTATGGATTATTGGTGCAGCGAAATGGGTTGGTCAACAAAAAAGAAATCAAAAAGCAGAGATATAAATATGCTTTCAACGTTGAAAAAAAACCTTGATAAAAGCGTAGTTTATAAAAATTATAAAGATGAGCCTATAGAAAATCTAATGAAACTATCAATTGAATATTCTGACAAAAAAGAAGGAAAGTTAGCGGATGGAACTATAATTAAAGGTGCTTATCGTTATTATTGGTCGCAAAAAGACAGCCGCACTTACTCTATCCCAATAGACGCTCCACCTATGCCTAATGATAGATGCGAGTTTAATATAAAAACAAACTCGTGGATTATGCCGAAAGAAATAGAAGATTTATTTGATAATATATGGTAGGAGATGTTTTATACATAGAGGACTTCCAGAACTTGTTGGCATACGGTCATGGCAGACACGTCCGTTCTATTTGTCCGTTTTGCAATGAAAGAAGAACAAACAAAAAGGATAAATGCCTATCCATAGATAGAGAAACATTAGCGTATTATTGCCATTATTGTAATACCAAGGGATATTTAAAGTCTAAAATGAGCAATGTATTGAGTAACGAACAAAAAATGTTTAAGCCGAAAATGAAGAAGTATATAAAGCCAAAACCAGTAGATACAGATAAAAGTCTGTCGGATTCACTATTAGAATGGTTTCGCACAAGAGGAATTAGTGCTGGTACTTTAAAAAAAGCAAAAGTAACGCAAGAAACAGCATGGTTTCCGCAGTTGAACAGGAAGAGTGGTTGTGTAGCTTTTAACTATTTTCTCGACGGGGAACTAATAAATTCTAAGTATAGGACAAGAGGCAAGGATTTCACTTTAATAAGTGGCGCAAAACTAATACCATACAATATAGACAGCATATCCGAAGAAAGTTTCGATGGCTCAGAAGATAAAATGTGTCTGTTTTGCGAAGGAGAAATAGATGCTTTAACGTATATAGAGTGTGGCTACAAACACGTCATATCCGTACCTAACGGTGCAAGCACTAATTTAGAGTATTTGGATGATTTTATTGAAAGCCATTTTGACAAACTCGATTGGATTTATATATCTGTAGATAACGACAAAAAAGGTGTAGAATGTAGCTTAGAATTGTTGCGAAGATTTGGGAAAGAAAAATGTAAGATAGTTAATTATCCTGCACCATGTAAAGATATAAACGAGGTTCTTTTACAATATGGTAAAGACGAAGTAAGGAATTGTGTAGATAATGCTATTGAGATAAAACCTGATGGTGTTCAAGAATTAGTTGATGTGGAATCTAATCTTGATTTTTTATTCAATAATGGGCTACAAAAGGGTGCTACGGTCGGAATCCCATCTATCGACAAGATACTATCATTCAAAACGGGTATGCTTACTGTTGTCACAGGTGTTCCAAGTCACGGCAAAACATACGCTCTTAACTACTTATTAGCTCGATTAAATATAATTCACGATTGGAAAATGGCTTTTTTTAGCCCAGAGTTCTACCCTGTAAGTCTTCATATTTCTCAGGTTATAGAAACAATGGGTGGGAAAAGGTTTACAAGCGAGAACTACACAAACGCAGTTTACGAAGCGATGAAAGATTATCTTTGTCGTAACGCATTTTGGATTGACCCCGATGACACTGATATAAATTCTGTTCTTGAGCGTGCAAAGTATCTTATAAAAAAGAAAGGGGTAAAAGCGTTAGTCATCGACCCATTTAATGCACTTACAGATAAAGAGAAGAAAAATCAAAAACAAGATGAATATATATCGGAGTTTCTTCAAAAATTGAGATGGTTTGCTCGACGGTATGATGTTGCAGTATTTCTTGTTATGCACCCTACAAAGATGATGAGGCTTGAAAACGGCTTATATCCTGTTTGTGATTTGTATAATTGCAAGGGGGCATCTGAAATTTTCGATAAAGCCGATATTGGTTTAACAATATGGAGAAACGAACAAGAAGATTATGCTGAAATTCATGTAACAAAAATTAAATTTAGACATCTCGGGGAGAAGGGTCATGCAACATTTAAATTTAATATAAATAACGGGAGGTATGTAGAAATTGATGATGCACACGATTTAAAAGCAAGAGGCGTAGATATAAAAACAATGCAAGTCGCATGGGATAACAACAACTATATACTAAACAAGATTAAAGGTACACAGATAGAACAATCTTTTATAGTAAGCGATGCTGCAAATATTGCAAGTGGGACTTCTAATAGCTGCGATGAAGCTACATTACCTTTTAGCCCTTACGCGGATGAAACGTGCCCATTTTAGTTAAACTATGTTAAAATGCTTACTAAATCGTTTTTATTTACTATATTTGCAACGTAGAATTTATGTTATTGTTAATGAATGTGTATGGAATTTAAGGATTGGATTAGTAAGGTTAGAGGTAATGGTTTGCTTTGTGCATCTTATTCCGAAAAGGTAGATAATGCAAAAAGTAAAAAACAACTTCTTGACGTGGTTTTGGATTCAAACGGAGTTTCATTTCTCTGCGAAATGGATTCACATGGTTTAGCATTGCCTTATGAAACAATCCTTAAATCCTTTTCTTCGTATGTGAATGGTCGTTATGTTTCCGAACATAAGAACGATAAAGGTAACGGATATAATTCGTGCATTTTTTGTTGTTATAGCGATTCTGACACAATTGAAATAAATACTACACTAACAACACTACTCGGTTGTTCTGCTAATGTTTATATAAAAGATAACGACTTTTGTAAGATATACGCTGACAAGAATTGCAATTTAAGAATACATTGCCCTATAACATCACGTTGTATCGTTGAATATTGGAAAGGAGCGAATATAGTAGTGTTAGATAATCACGATAAGGTAGAATTGATTGAAAATGAATAATTACGTTGCTAAAATAAAGTTATCGAACTTTTTAGGTTCAAAAGTTGTTGATTTAGAAAACGATGAAACAGGCGAACTTGAGAAAGGAATATTCATTCCTATTGAATTGAATGGTTTGTTCTTGACACCACGGAATCAAGTAATCGCTTGGGCTTTCGTGAACGAAAAGTTGCACGATACTGGTGATGGCTTTTCACACTACTTAAAACTAAAGACGGACAAACATCATGTGGAGTTGTTGGATGAACTTGGTTATAAAGCACCCTATTTAGGAAGCATGAAGACATCTACGTTCTTCACACAAAGCCAAACGAAGTATAGCGGCTTGAATAGTGATAGAGTAAAAAATATAGATTTGTAAAATGGAAATAAAACATTACTTTAAAAAAATAGGAGAAGATACCGCAAAGGACTTGGAAATGGATTTCGTAGGATTGAGGTATTGCAAATGTGTCGGATTGGAAGCCCGTGGCGCAAGAAAGAACGTTTATACCGAGAACTATGCAGATTCAGATGAATTGCGTATATGGCAAGGAACTGATGTTACCCGTGAAGCGACCGAGATTACATTTACTTTCTATTTCTTGGGTGATAGCAGACAAGCAATTGTAGATTCATTCTATGAATACATAAAGAACGGTAAGATTTATTATTGGGACACAAAGCGTTATAAAAAAGCGTATATGGTCTTTAAAGATAAGTTTACGATTAGTGAAGATATGTATGTCGGTGGAACTCCATACAAAAAAGTAGAATTGACATTCCAAAACCTATGGGGGGAATGTAAGAATTGCGATGCGAGTGGAAATGTATTAAATTAGTAAATATTAAATAGTTATAGTTATGAAAAGTAAAGAAGCAATTTTAGAGCATTTGCGTAGTGTTCCTTATAGCAATTTGGCTATCAACAAGATTTTAGGTTTCTTGATTGGTAAGGGTATTAAAGATGAAGATGAAAGAATCGTAGTACAACACGATAGCTGTTCGGGTTGCGAATGGTCTGATTTTTGGTCTTGGTTCAACGATGAATACGATGGCGAGTGTGTGCTTTGTACATTATTGTCGGATTTGAGTGATAAAATCAACGAAACCAAGGATGAGGAGTTGAAAAAAAGATATAAAGCGCAACTCAAACTTCTCCTTGACGAATTTGAAGTGGAGGAGTGCTAATTGAAATTCGATAATACTCATATTCTATTGTGTTTTGTATTGACGGTTGCATATTTTCTTCTACTAACGCAATGCCATAGGGTTGAAGTAGTTGAGAAATGCACCGTTGATACTATTGTTTTTAATAAAGTAGATACTATTCGCGAATACTACCCTAAATACATAACAAAGCGTATTGTTGATACAATATACATTGAAACGAATGGTAATTCAATATTTCCATTGAATGTTATTCAAAAGCATTATTCGAGAAATAATTCATACGATGTATGGGTATCGGGCATTGAGCCACTGTCTATGGATAGCATAAATGTTTATTCAAAGACTGAATATAAAACAATACACAAAGACGTTGTTAGGGAAATTAGACCATTAGAATGGAATATTTATGTAGGAAGCGGTTTTAAGACGATTTCGCGCGATTTCGTTCCCGAATTGAGTATTTCATTGGCTACGCCTAAAAAGTGGCTTATAACGGCTAATTTAAGCGTTTACGATGGTAACATTGTTTATGGTGGTAGCGTGAGTTATAAAATAAAGTAATATGAAGGATTGGAAAAGTGAAACATTGATAGACGCGCTAAGTTATTGCGCATTGAGGGAACTTCCCGAAAAAGATAACGAAGAGGATTTTTGGCTTAGGGCAGTAGCGTTAGTTCAAAAAACTGATGGCACACAATCTTATGTGTATGTAGAAAAGTCGTTGAAGGATTTGTCGAATAGAATTATGAAAGATTGGGGAACGTCAGCTACAATTTGTAGTGTTTTGGAATACTACCCATTCTCTTTTTTGAAATCGCAATTTATGCCGAAGTTTAAGACTCAAAAGAAAGAGGAAAGAATTAAGTATTTGACAACTTACGATAAGCGTGAAGGAGATTGGTCTAATTACTCATTAAAGGAACTTGACGCAGAAGTGTTGAAGCGTGCTGCAAGAAAGCAGTTAGAACAAGAAAAACGTAGCGAATAAATATTGTTATGGAAAAGAAGGATTTAAAGAAAAAGTTAAGTGATGTTAAAAAGAGTATCGTAGAAAATGCAAAGGATGCTCATTTTATGAAAAATGCGCTTGACAAAGCATTATCGTTAAAAGGTCAATTGTCAGTGCCAAGTACACCATACGATATGGGAGAAGTCGTAAAAACTTGGAGTGGCGATACGTTTGAAATGGGTATTACTACAAAAGGTGCTTATTATCGAACTTATGGCGGTTATCTCGTTTATGGTGCATCAAATCAGACTTCATTCTACGAAACTATTTACGATTATGTAGAAAATCACGAAGAATACGAAAAGCTTGAAGGTCAAGAACGAGAAGATTTCGAACTTACACTTTCTGCTGTAAGCTATGTTCTAAGTTTGAACTCTTTTGTATTCTCCGATGCAGCTTTCTTGTTTGAGGTTGCAGGAAGTATTGTTACTTTCTTGCGTGAAAAGAGTGAGCAACTTCTTAACGAAGAACTTCAAGAGGAAACACCCGAACTTGACGAGCAATTCAAGCAAGCGACACTTGGATTGGAAGATTTAAAGAAGGAGTTAGATAAGGAGTAGCTTAAATGGCGAAATAATAAATACATTGATATAGTTTTTAGTCATTTTTGTTTAGGTTTTGTTATGGGCTTGCGTTGTGAAACGCGAGTCCATTTTTTATAAAAGAAATACCCAAGCCGCTTTTTTATAACGACTTGGGTACAAAGAATTAAAACCCCTTAATAATATTTATACTATGAAAAACTTATCGCTTGCAAATATAGTAATAATTTATAAATTATCAAGCGTTAATCAACAAAAACTCTAATTCCGCTCTTTCCGCGTGGATGACCTGAGCCAACAACACTATCAAGCAACTCGGAAATTGCGGTTGTTTGACGTGCTATAACCTTTAATTGGTCAAGCATAGGATTTGGTGTGTTAGCGTCACTTGCGCCTACTTGTGCTGCAACCAACGTCTTTAATTGTGTATTGCTATCTGCTACATAAAAACGCATAGAATTAAGCAATGCTTCAATAATCTGCGCTGTGCTTTCAGAAACGCCTTCAATACCTCTTTGCAAGCCACTCATTTCGCCAACTTCAAGATATTCTCCGTAACGTGAATACCAATCCTCCATAAACTTGTCCAACTTATCAAGTTGTTCCTCTTGTAACTTTCCGATAGCGTTAAATTCCTTGTCGGTTATCGTATAGTCGCCAGCCAACGCACTATTGATTGAATCAAGCAATGGCTTCATAATAGCGGATGCGCCTTGCATTACGGCTTGCTCTGCAATCACGTTAGAGAAGAAGTCACTGAAATTCTCTTGCAACCCATACAATCCATTACCAGTTTCCTTGAAAGCATCGACCCAAGCATCTACGAACTCACGTGTGGTGCTTCTAAAATCAAAGCTACCACCGAAATTTTCGATATTTTCTTGCATCAATTCTTTCTCTTGTTCGCGCAAGTCAGCTATCTCATCGTACCATTCTTGAATACGCTTGTTATCGGTTTTCTTTTTAGCTTCCTCTTGTTCAATCATTCTCTCACGAGCTTTAATTTGCTCTTGAATGTTGTTTCTTGCAGAACGTTCTCCTTGTGCTACATCTATCGCTTCGTATGCTTCTTCTATACTCTTTTTCAACTTTTCATATTGTTTTTGAAGATTCTCTACAAGTTTGATTTGATTTTGAATTTCACGTTCTTTCTTCTTATCTCCAATTTGGAATATTGCACTTATAGCCTGTGTTACACCAAGTACGCCTTGAACGTAATCGTCACTTGCAAATCCTTGAATAGCACTACCGATTCCTGCGCCTATTTCTGCAACACTTTCAACCGCATCGCGCATTGAATCAGAAAAGCCGATTCCCATTTCTTCTAAATCGCCCATCAGAGTTGGTAGCGCATTGGATACATTTACAATGTCTTGACCGATTTCAGAAGCAGAGCCTTCAAACATTTTTCGGGTTGTTTTATAACCGTCTAATTGCTCTTCAAGTTCTTTAGTAAGCAAACCTTGTGCGGCTAATTGCGATTTAATCAATGCCAACTGCGCATTTAAGGATGCAACCTTTATTCTTTGAAGGTCTAAATCTTCTCTTGTAGCATTGCCAGTTTTAGACATTTGTTCATATATGTTTTTTTCTTGCGTCAACTGCTCGTCTAAAAAAGCATATCTAACAACCATTCCCTTTTTTTCATCTTGTGCTGTTTCAAGTTCTTTCTCGATTCGTCTTGATTCTTTAAGTGCTTTGATGTAATCATCGACACCAGTAACAACGTTTTTATACGGATTGCGTTTTGATAATACCTCATCAAGCTTTTCAACTTGATTGTAAAGATTCCTTAAATCGTCTGCATCTAAGTCGCTTAATTGTGTTTTTAGTTCAAGCAACTTTTCACGCATCTTGTTAAGAGCCTTAGTAGAAGCATATTCTAAATCTTCAAACAATTGAACATACATACCGCTATCTTTAAACTCTTCCCATTCGAGTTTATCGAGTTTTTGCTGCGATTCTTTACGAACTCCTTGTCTTGCTAATTCCTTTTGCGAATCATCCAAACGCGAGTTCTCAATCTCTTCGATAGCTCGTAGTTCTTCCATCTTGATTTTAACACGTTCTCCTTGACCCTTCACAAGATACTTAACGTACTTTTTAGCATTTTCTTCAAGTTGCTTATCTTCTAATTCCCTAATTTTATCGAGTGCTTCGCGGTATGCTTTTTCGCCATCTTTACCTAACTTATAAAATTCATCCTTAGCCTTAACAACGTTATCCCTTATTGTATCTAAATCAATATAATCAACACCGAACACAGATTTAGCCAAATCGCTTGGAATATTTTCTGCTTTTAAGTCTATGGTCATTTCATAATTACTTAAAGAATTTTCAAATTCTCGAGTAAGGTCATCAAGTGACTTAGTTTGCAACTCTGTTCTTAATTCCCAAACGACTTCGCCCTTTGCAAGACCAACCTTTATTTCATCTTCTTTATCTTTTGCAATTTTTTTAAGGTCGTCAAAGAATTTAATCATACCATCTTCGGTAGGGAAACCTACAAATTTAGCAAACTCTTCACCACTCATTTGTTCAGTTCCTTGAGGCAATAAATCCGTATCCTTATAAGCATCTATAAACGCTTGCTTGTACTTTTGGAAAGCACCTTCTGTTGAAGCGGCTTCATCTTCTGTCTTTCTTAACTCTTTATAAGCCTTATGTAGTTCCTTGATTACTCTTAAACGCTCGTCAAAAATACTTTCTTTCTTGCTTTTATCTTTGTTAGGGTCGCCACCTAATAAACGTATAGCGTGTTCAAGAACTGGAATATTTTTCTTTAACTCATCAATCTTTGTTTTCGTATTAGTTACAATAGCTGGGGTTAAATCATCACCTCCTGCTGCAATACTGTTTTCGTAAGATTTAACTTGGTCTTGGAAATTTTCAACTTCAGCTTGTAATTTTGTAATCAACTGTGTTCTTGACGTTTCGCTATCGGGTACAAATTTTGAGAACAAATCTACGCTGACTCCTCCTTTGTTAGCAGCCAATTCAAACGCTTTTTCAACACTTTCTTGAAACTCAGTTGGATTAAGCTTCTTTCCTTCGTCGCGAAGGCTTTCTTGGAAATTCAATACGAGTTCTCTTGCAGCACCATTAGTATCTATATTAGATATAGCATTTTGAGCAACAAGGGCAAGACCACCAGTTATTTCACGCTTACCATCTTTTAATGTTTCTGTTCCTGTGAATTTACTTTTTACATTTTGCAAAGAACGGTTGTATTCAAACGAACCCTTTTTAGCGTTTTCTTGTAATTCCTTAAAAGTTTCTTCTAATATTGGAACGTATGCTTTCAATTCATCCGTGCCTAATATTTTACTCCATATTTTGTTATAATCTTCATTTACATCTTTTAATTTTTCAGGCATTTTTGCTGCGTCAGAGTACAAGGTTGCAACCTCGGAGAAGTATTTTTGCGCCAATTCAACTTTCTTTTTCTCATTGTTGAGAATTTCAGCAGCTTGCTCTTCTTCGTAGGTTGAGTAAGGCATGCCTTTTATCTGCGATAGGGCATCATTCCTTTCTTTAAGGTCATCTATTAAATCATCTACATCTCTAACTAATAAATGTATGTTCCCAACCGTTTCTCTTCTCAATCTACTTACATCAACACCTGCATATTTTGCTAATCTTCTCTCTATCTCTTCTTGTAAATCATTTAATTCAATAATGCCTTTTTTTGCATCATTGACTACGCTATTTACGACACCGCTTATACCAGCTCTGAGTTTAAATTTTTCCTTATCATCAAATCTACTTACAAAAAGATAAGTATCGAGCATTTTTTTTGTTTGGTTTATTATATCTTTTGCGCTATCAGCGATGTCAGATTCGTATAATTGATTTATTTTATCTTCTTTTTGTGCTATCGATTTAGCATTATAGTAATTTAACATCGCTTCTTCTGCATCTTTATAATCTCCTTTTAGCGATTTAATGTACTCAAGTTCAGTATATTGGTCAGGCAAAATTTCTTCAAATTTCTTTTTTAAGTTATCGTAAGCCTTGTTCCTATCATTGCTACTTTTCGTTACATCGTTAATTGTACTTACAAGTTCCCTATATAAAGATATTGATTCTTCTATGCTTTCAGATATATTCTTTTCAACTTCTTGAATTGCTGCATTTACTTTACTTTGAGCATTAAACCATTTATAAGTCATTGCAATAGCAGCGACAATTGCCGCAGTTATTGAGATTATAGGATGAGCAGAAAGTATAGCAAATACTGCTTTAAATCCTTGTGCTATTTTAATCAATGTAGCAGTTCCGAAATATGTAATAAATGCTATTCCTGCTGTTTCTATCGCAGGCAAAAGTGTCCTCCACTCTTTTACAACCCTTCTTATCATTTCAAAGAAACTCTTTAAGGTATCTTCATTCATTTTACCCATATCGTTAAGCATCAAATCGATACTATCACGCAAGTTCATTCTAATACCTTTTAGCGTTTCAGATTGTTTTTCTTGCATTTGATAGAAAAGACCACCCTCTCCTGTAATTCTTTTGAAAATTTCTTCTACATCTGCAAAGGATACCATTCTTTTTGATACACGCTCGAACACATCTCCTACTGATACAGCTCTTCCTTCAAGTTCGGAGAAATATTCAGCGAGTTCGCCAAGCATATTAACGCCAGCTTCACTAAATTGACGAAGTTCAGTACCGCGAAGATAGTTGGCTGCCTTAACCTGACCGAAAGCGAGAATAAGTCGGTTCATATCAACGCCAAGACCAGCAGATACGTCCGAAAGCATCTTGTTGGTTTCGTAAAGTTTCTCAGATTCAACGCGATATGCGGCTAACTGCTTAGTATTTCTGATAAGGTCGCTAACTGTAAATGGTGATTTAACAGCAAGAGCAACAGTCTTATCCCATAATTCGTTTGCTTCATCCTTGTTTTGTAGCAAAACTTGAAGAGAACGATTGTACATTTCAAATTCTCCGCGAACTTGTACAACTTTCATAATGTATCCTGATATTTGAGATACACTAAAAAGCATAGCAAGCCTTCGTTGTAGCTGACCTGCCACATCGCCAAGTCCACGTTTTTTATTTTTTAATTCATCTGTCTTATATCCCGCCTTATCTAATTCTTTTTGATGACGTTTAATCTCGTTATTTAATTCTTTTACGGTTTGTTTGTATCTTACTTCATTAGTATCGAGATTTTTCTTTGCGTTTTCAAGTCGTTGTATAGCAGCAAGATGCTGATTTATACTTTTCGCATCACTGGTACTTGTTATTACTCGTTTTGCTTCTCTTGCACTAATTGCTCTTCTTTTTTCTTGCTCTTGTTGCAGAATATCAGTTTTTCTTTTCTCGTTCTCTGCAAATATTGCAGCTTGGTCTGCTAAGAATTTTCTTTCAGTAGCATCAAGTTTTCCGTTTGCACTTTGCTTGTATTTCAGAATTTCATTTTGAACATCTCTGTGGCGTTTTACAAGGTCGTCTAATGCCTTTTGATTTTCAGCGGTTACACCAGTACGAGCTTGAACACTTTGCATTTTTTGTATGCTTTGTGTCAATTTCTCTTGTTCAGCCAACAAACGTGCATACTCGGCTCTTGTACTTGAAGTCAAAGCATTTCTTTGCGCATCGGTTTTTGTTGCGTCTTCAATGCTTATTCTGTGCGCGTTAATTCTTTTATTAAGTTCTTCAAGTTTCACCGCGTAATCTGCATCTGTCTTTTTTAGTTTATTACGTGCAGCTTCAAGATTAACGATTGCTTGACGTTCTTGTTCGATAGTCTTTGCATTATCCGAGTATTTTATAGAACCTTTATAACTCTGTTGTCGTTTATTTGTAGTATTTGCTAAATCTTTTTCTGCCCTTTTTACAAGTTTTAATAGCTCTTGTGCCTCTTTAACTTCCTTTTTTAATCCTTTAATAGATACAACGCTTAAACCCTCTTTCCTTGAAGCGTTTTGAGTAGATTTAATTACAAGGATAAGTTTATTTATATCATCTATATACTTTTGTAATCCCTCGCTATCCCATTTTACTCCAACTTTTTGTTTACCAAACTTGTTTACGTTTTTCCTTAATTCTATTAACTGGTCGTTAAAAGATTGAATCCCGCTTTTCCCAAGATTACTAAATATATTGTCCATTGATGTTTGGAATTTCTCACCCTTTTTCATGATTTTATCAAGCTCACTATCGAGTTTCTTGAATTGTGTTTCCAAACGTGTCAAATCAAAACCGAATCCTGTTCCTGTTGCCATATTTATTCTTTTTTATTTTGATTATCTAAAACATTAAACATAGGAATACCTAAATCGCTCATTAAATCATCAACATTATTTATAACGGAAGCATTTTTCTTCTTGCTTTGTTTTTCGCTAAGGTAATGTATCCGAGTGTTATCGGCACACATAAGTCTAATCAAACAAGGATTAAGATTCCATTTATAATCTTCAAATGTGTACATTGTGTGCGCCTTTATAAAATCGGTCATAACACCGATTTCAGTAACAGAATATATTATTTCTGTTCTTTCATCATCTCTCTCTTCATCGTCACACTGCTCTTGAATATCGAGAGAATATCCAGAGCTTGCATAAAAACCGATATATCAAGCATTTGAAGACATTCTAATAGTAGTTCACCGTATTCCGCAATGTTCCCTTCCCACATTATAGTATCGTATAGGGCATTAAATTCATCGGAATAACCAAGATATTCTATTCCATCTTTGAATATTCTTTTTTTATCGTTTAATATACATAAAACAATCACTCTAACTACTGATGGTATGTTTATGCTAAATTGTTTAACGATATCACCAAAGTTAGCGTTTTCTACCTTATTTATTTTGATTACTTCTTGTGCTATCAAATATTGAGTTCCCATTTTCAATGCACGAACCTCAAAATTAGTATTAGCTAACGATACTAAATGAGGACTATCGTTAAGAATTTCTATTAACCTTTCTTGTGCTTCAATAGAAACACTCTTGTCATTTCCTATTTTATTTTTTGCCATATATGATGTTATTATAAAATAAAAGGGATAGGGGTTTTACACCCTACCCCTTAACTAAAACCTAAACCCTATTTTAACCGAGTTCAGCGGTTGTCCAATTTGAATCGATGTAGAATGGAGTTTCAATGTTTTCAGAACCATCTTGAACAGCGATATTCAAACCTGTACCAGCAAGTGTAATACGACCCATAGAAGTACTCAATGAATCAAATGTAGCCTTAGAGTTCAACTGAACCTTTGGAAGAACAGCTGCTACATACTTGTTATCGCCAACTTTAAATGCCAATGCAATTTCAGCATAGATTGGAGTGTAAGTAGCAGGAGCAAAAGTTCTATCTGAGTTAGTAGTACCCTTAACGTAGCCACAAAGCTTTTCAAGAAGTGTTGATTGCATGTCAGCTACTTCTGCACTAAATGTGTAAGAACCTAATTGAACGTTGTTCAAAATAGGTGCTGAACCAAACTCATTTTCTACACGATTTTCAGTTGGGTCTTCTTGTGTGATAGTAGTGGTATCACGAATAACCTCACTCAACTTATAGGTTGTAGTTCCTCTTGCGTTTCCATCAAAAGGAGTTACATAAAGAGCATCAGGATTATAAACCTTCAAGCTGCTTGTGTTAATATTAGTTACTGCCATAATAAAAATATATTTTTAAATTAAACAATCTTTAATATAAATGTAATAACATTGCAATGCCAATTTATATCAGTGTCGTACATTGAACGTGCATCGTCACGAACCATATAATAGTTTTCGCTAACTGCGTTTTCAACAGCAGCGTTCAGTTTTGTTTCAAGTTCAGACATCTTTGCTACGTTCTTTCTACCGCTTTCAAGTGGTCGAGCGTATAATACTATATCCACTTCTCCACGTCCGTATGCAACCATATCCTTAATTCCAATAGGGAAATCTATTAAAACCATATCTTTCCAATCAGAACTTTGTATAATAGAAGCATCTGGTAGTGCAGTAAAGAATGTATTTTCACTAACCACATTATCTATAATACTATTTAAGTATGTTTCTATTTTTGATATATTTAAACTATCCTTTTCCATATTATCAAGTTTTAATATTATTCAAAACCGAGCAAAGTTCTTATATTAGGTATATATGCTTCTGCTCCATATTTTTTAAATATAGGTTTTACCTCTTTATCGAAATTACTTATAATAACATCCTGAACAATATGATAATCGAGAACTTCATATCCTTTTGCTTCTACATATTCAGCATACCACATGGCAGCCGCAACTACTATAGTAATTTCTTGACTCCCATCTACCCTAAGTTCTGTAAGATAGTTGACAAGCTCTGCTCTACCATTAGTTCCTCTTTTATCTATTGAACTTCTCGACCTATTTACATAACGTATAGAGTCTTTTACGAGTTTACCTCTAACGTAAACGGCACTTCCATAACTATCGTGCAAATTAAAAGTTCTATTGGTATAAGTTTTATTCCGATACGCTTCTAAAGCTGCCATATAACCTAATTTACTACAAACCTTAATTAAATCCTTAGTTAAAGGTTCTTTAATAAGTTCGCTGTATTTTAGCCTACCCATACTTAAATTCTCTTACACATAACGGTTACACCACCAAGTTGCGATGGGAATACACCAAGAACTCGGCCTTTTTGAACAAGACCATAAGTTTCGACTTCCATTGTTTCTCCAATAATGAATTGAATTTTTTCAACCTTTGCATCGAAAGGGAAGAACATTGTTATAGTATCGTTATTCAGACCAGTATTCTTATCACTTATATCACAAGGCGATTGAAAAGAAATAATCTTTTCCTCAACTTGTTGGTCAAGCGGCTTTGTTTCATCTACACCTAAGTGATAGAATGTAGCAAAGAAAGGGTATTCAATCGTTCCGTAGTGGTCAGTGTACATATCACAAACTATTTTAAATCAGCCATTGCAAATTGCTTTCAGAACCATTAAGTTCTTCTAACTTTTCATCGTCATACTTTTTATAGATGTTGTAAAACGCATTATAGAGCCTTTCTCTATCCTCAGTGTAGATTGTTTGACTACCGATAGTCTTAGTATAACTACCATGACTTTGTGTAGAACTTGCCCACACGTTAGGAGAATAGTAGATAGCATACATTAAATCAGCCTTTAGCAAATCTTTCGTTTGCGTATCAAGTTCGCTATAATCGATAACATCATATACCCCTCTTTCGAGGGCGATACGTTTTAGTACCGCCTTGTCGAAAGTAAAGGTAAATAGTCCTGAAAGGTATTCTATAATATCAAATTTCTCATCCATAATTATGCGTTAGCAGTAGTAGTGTCAACGATTACGTGATACAAGAACTCGTCAAGAGTAGGAATAGCCTTAACGAACAAGTCAGTGTGCCATTCTTTAAAGTTGCCATTAACAACTACACTATTCATAAATACGCCCAAGCCATTCAATGCAGGAGTAAAGTTATAAGTGTTTACGCTATTAGCATAACGCTTATAGATTACTTCATCAAGAATAGAAGCCTTGCGGATGTAACCAGCATAGCCGCGAGGACGAAGAACAGCGTTGCCTTCTTTCCAACCGCGAACAACACCTTGATTGATGTCTTTTTGCTTTTCGTTTACAAGAACGATTGGAGAAAGACCATAAGGATGAGCAGCAAAAGCCTTATCAACCAAATCCTTAGTCAATTGCATATTTTCAGGCAATACGACGTTGTTCATTGCGTTCCAAGTGCGTACCCATTCACGAACTTGTTCATTGTTCAAGAAAGCACCATTGAACATAGATTCAGTCATTTCCCATTGCATAGCAATTTCGATGCCCCACTTGTCCTTAAATTCGGTTTCAATCTTCAACATTTGGTCGAGAATTTTACAAGATGGGTCGTTCCAAATCTTTTCGCCAGCATTAACGAAGTTTTCAGTAGGGATATAAGACTTGTAGATTGCACTTTGAATACCATCACCCATATCGTAAATAGTTTCACCTGTTGAAAGTGCCTTAGCTGCAAGATAAGAAAGTGTCATGTTGGCACTATCTGTCATGCGTTGAATTTCATCAGTAGCATATTGTGCGATAAGAGCAGAATCACCGAATTGTGCAAAGTTTTCTTCCTTGTACCAACGCTCAGTAGCTTTTTCAACAAAGCCAGCAGGTGCGAAATCGGGAATACGACCAGTATAGTATGCAACACCAGCCTTGTCAGCTACGCGAGTATCTGCAAGAGGCGCACGCATATCCATCATATCTGCATTTACGAGTTCACGCATTTGCGAGGTAAAGACAGCTTCACCCTTAGCGTTAGATGGAGTAATAGCAGGGTCGATTTTGAACTTCTCCAAATAGAATGTAAAATTCTGCTTAACGAAGCCTTCTTCGTTCAAAATAGCAGAAAGAATCTTGCGTCCTTCGTTGGAGTCCCAAAGTCTTGCGTAATTACTATTTTCAAACTTCATAAATAAATCCTCCTTTTATTATCCTACGGTCGGCAACTTAAACAAACCGTTGAATTGTGAAACATTCTTAGCCAATACACATGCAGGAAGCGGTGACATCTTGTGGATGTAGATATACACACCACCTACGGCAGGAGTATAGAAATACTTAGCCTTTTCAAATTCGTCATCACCCTCAGTTGCGTCATAAGGCATATCACCGTCGCAATCAGCAAAAGCGTTGATTTGCTTAACCAACATCTTGCCATCTTCGTCAGCTTCTACCAACACATCACCCTTTTCAGCAGACAAAGCTGAATTAGTAGTACAAGCCCAAACTTCAACTTCGCCAACCTTAGCAGCTTCTACCTTAGTGATAGTAACAGCGGTCATTTCGCCACCTATTTGTTCGGGAGCGACACCAACCTTGTCGCCTACAAATGGTTTGTGCTTATAGCCATCGTTTACGATGTTTACTACACTACCCGATACACTTTCTACCAAGTATGTCTTCAAGAGATAAATCTCAGGCTTTGCATACTTGTCGTTAGTGCGAAATTCCATCAAGTCGCCAGCGAAGAACTTAAAACCAGTTCCCTTTGGAGCGTTCACGATTTTACCACCGTTGTAGGGATAAACGAGTTCATTCTTGATTCCCTTAAACTTAGCAAAAACGGAGCGTGCCCCACCAATAGTACCCTTAGTTTGACTAAGGATTGTACCTCGGAAAGTTCCAAAAATTTCACCCATAATTTTACTTTTTTTTTAAATTTACTTTTCAATCAAATTTTGAGATTTAGCAAAAGCGGCTGCTTGCTTAATCGTGTCGCTTATATAATCACGTCCACCACCACCAGTACCACGAGGAGTTACGTCGGGATTATAGTCGGAGTTAATCTTATTGAATAGACTGACATAAGAATCTACCTTAGCGTCAACATCGAAATCATCTGTGATTGTAACTTCCGACAATAGAGCATTTACCCAATCGTCATTTTTAACACCCTTTTCTTTCAGCTTGCGAACGATTTCGCTTTTAATGTTTGCGTTACGTTCTTTCTTTTCAGCAGCAGCAAGTTTCTCTTCCATAGCAGCCAAACGTTTTTCCATTTCAGTCGGCTCTACTGTCGTTTTTTCGTTTTGTTGCTGCGGCTTTTCAATCGGCTTTAGAGGATTTTCCTCTTTGTACTTGTTGATACCTACTGAAACGTCATTTCGTACATTAGCATCTGCTGTCTTAAACACAGGCAATACGCTTTTTACAAAATCGTTTAGTTCGGTTTCATCGTTAGCTAACAACGGCATTAGTGTTTCTAATTGTTCGTTGATGCTTCTTTGCGACAAATTGAGTTTTTCTCCGTTTGCCGTCAATAACTTTACGAGTTCTTCGTAAGCATTTTCTTTTGTAAACTTCATATATAAAACGTTTATAATTTTTTGCAAATATAAATAATGTGTAAGTAACTATCTAATGTCAAGATATTAAAAGTGATGCACTATGCACTACTTATAGAGCTGAATTTGAATTTAATTAGTTTATTCTAAACTAATTTTGCAAAAAACAAGAACGAATGGCGGAAAAAGAGCAAAAAATAATTAAGCCACACGAAGGATTTCAAGAAAAGTTCGTAAGAAGTAACGTAGATGTTGTTATTGGGGGCGGTCAGCTTGCAGGAGGCAAGACCTTTGGTGCAATTCTTAGTTGTGCAGAACCGTCGCTCGACCCACGTTTTCGTGCTGTTTTCTTGCGTAATAACTTGGGTGATTTGAAGTCAGGTGGTGGTGTTCTTGATAGCTTTCGCGATTGTTTTGGCAATGGGTGTAAAATCGTTGAAAGTGGCGACCCACACGTAGATTTTCCGAGTGGAGCAAGTATTGACGTAACCCACATTGCTGACCAAACAAAACAAAAGCTTGAACAGCGTTTTAAAGGTCGTCAGTACGACATGATTTATTTTGACGAGTTGACGGGTTTCTCTTGGGAATGTTTTACTTTCTTGTTTTCGCGTAATCGTGGTCAAGCAGCATGGACTGGTAAGGTTCGCGCTACGACAAACCCGAAACGTTCACATTGGTTAAGAACATTCTTGGATTGGTACATCGGTATTGATGGCGAAATAATTGAAGAACGAGAAGGTGTTGTACGTTATTTCTATATTTCGGGCGAAGATGTAAAGAGTGTTGTTTGGGGCGATACGAAAGAGGAAGTGTATAGTAAGTGCAAGATTCAAATTGATAGGTTCTTACATAAATTTAACGGAAAGACAGGTAAGGCTACATATAAAGATGTAATCAAGTCTTTCACTTTCTACTTAGGTAGAACGTCTGAAAATAAGTCACTTGGCGAAAACTACGCAAGTTCTGTAGCTGCAATGGGTGGTAAGAAAGCGGAAGAAAACTCAGGAAACTGGAACGTAGATACCAGTGTTGATGATAATGCGCCAATACCGCAAGATATGGCTAATCAAGTCTTTATGAACGACCCACAAATCAATGGCGATAGATGGGTGACTTGTGACTTGGCTGACACTGGTACTGATAACTTCTTGTGTATTGCGTGGGATGGTTTTCATATAATAGATGTACTTATATTAGGAAGAACAACACCACGACAAAATGCCGAACGATTAGAAATATTCGCTGCGCAACACGATGTTTCTAATTCACATATTATATATGATGCTATTCGTGGTACTTATATTAACGACTATATACCCGAAGCTATACCTTACGTTTCGTATCGTGCGCCTATGGGCTTGTATGGTCGTATGGCACAACGTCTGAAAGATGAATGTTATCTTCGTCTTGTTGAGTGTATAAAGCGCGGAGAATTATCTATTGAGGATAGTGTCGCTTTAAGAATATACGAGCATCAGTTATTGAAGAATGATAAGATAACTATTCAAAATGAATTTCTTGAAGAATGTGCCGTTGTACGTTTTCAAGATATGCCGAGTGGTAAGAAACGTTTGTTTTCAAAGAAAGAAATGAATCAGAAACTCGGTAAAGGTCGTTCTATGGACTTGTTAGACCCTTGCGCTATGCGTATGTTGCCTGTCCTTGAACTGCCATACGGTGAGGAATTATCAAGAACGTCGCAAAATGTAGATAACGACGACGATGATGAAGAATACGGAAGTAGCATTTATAACGATTCAACTTGGTGTTAATATGATAAGTAATGAAGATTTAAACAAGATTATAGAGAAGGCTCAAAAGGATGGGTATTCCGTAAAGGTACGCGATATTTCCTATATTCTGTTGCGTAACAATTACGAAGATTATTCCATTGCCTATATTTCACTTTACGGGAGTGTCGATAAAGATGAAATCGAAAAGTATGAAAATTCAAAAGAAATCGCATACTTAAAGAAAGCGATAAGCAAGTATATACATAAACGTAGGGGAGCGAAAGAGGGCGATATTACGTTTGAAGAAAACAAGGCGTATATGCTTAAATTGAAGGCTGACACTGAAAGAGCGATGGCTGACGGCGAAATCGAAACAAAAGATGGCTTGAAGATTCTTGCCGATATTTCGGTAAAACTTAATGACAAATTTGCTGTAAGCGATATGACAAAGGAGCAACTTATATATGTGAATATCAAGTATAACAGCATTTGCGAGAAGTGTGGTGCTGAGTTATATATCCCGACAAAAGAGGATTTAATGAAAATATATAATTTAATAGAAAGAAGCGAATAATGCTACAACGTATTGTCAAATTCTAAAATATTTTGTATTTTTGCGTAAACTTAATAAATAAATTGTATGGAAGAAATTTGGAAGACAGTAGATGGTTATGAAAGCTACCAAATTAGTAGTTTAGGTCGTTTGCGCAAAGAAAAAAACGGTAGATTTTATTATTTGAAACAATCTAAAAGATGGTCGCAACAGAAAGAGAAAAGCGGTTGTTATTATATGGAATATACTTTGTATAAAAACGGTAAAAGAAAAACTTTTGCAGTGCATAGACTTGTTGCAACTGCATTTATTCCTAACGATAACAATTATCCTGTTGTAAATCACAAAAACGGCATTAAGGATGACAACAGAGTTGATAATTTAGAGTGGTGTACTCACAAGCAAAACTCTATTCACGCTTATTGCGTGTTAAACGTCACAAAAAACTATGGTGAAATAATTCAATACACAAAAGACGGTCTTCTTGTTAAAGAATATAATTGTCCGAGTGCAGCCGCTTTTGAATTAAAAATTTCGGTTGGTAATATAATAAGATGTGCAAAAAAACAAAGAGCAGTAGCAGGTGGGTACATTTGGCGTTTCAAGAATGATAATGAAAATGTAGAGTACATTAACAATCGTGATAAAAGTATTGTAATGTTGAATAAATACGGTGATTTTGTAATGACATTTGACAATATTGTTTCTGCCGCGAAGTATGTAAATAAGAGCGAATCAAACATATCTTCTTGTTGTTTAGGCAAAACTATTAGTGCAGGAGGATATATATGGAGATTTGAATCCGAATACGATAAAAATGAATTTTCTTTTTTCAATGACAAAAGAATAGTTCAAAAAACTATTCATAATGTTTTTGTAAAAGAGTATTTTGGAATAAAAGAGTTGATTAAAGATACAGATTATAATATAATTAAAATTATAAGAGTATTGAATGGACAGAATCCTACTGCATATAGGAGCAAATGGGAGTTGGTTGATTAAAAAATATAAATGTATGGATAAACATAAAAAATTGATAGGTGAGCTTTTGAGTGACCCGAATAAATTAAAAAGAAAGAAACCTTTCATAAGAGGTGTTGATAGAGGGTCTTTAAGTAGCAGCTGGCATACTGCTGCAACGAATGAGTTTTTAGATGCAGAACTGCCTATGCAAAGATTTAAGTGCGTTTCGCAAGCAACGTTCCAAAAAGAGTTAGACCCCTTGACGCATGATGTATTGTTCGATGAAAACATTCCGAGCATTTGCGTAAAAGTGAAGGATGGCGGTTATCAAGATATTACGTTTGAAAAGATGGCTATTCCTATTCAACAGATTATCAAGAATAAGCAAGTAATGCACTTGACCGCTAACAAGATGCAATTCACTTTGATTGATACCGACCCAACGGATAAGCAAAGTAATGATTTTATTACCTTTAAGCAATATTGGTTGAAGCGTAATCAAGATGGTATGAAGACTAAAATGGTTGATACTCAGCTTTCTTACGGAGATGCTGGTCTTTTGTACTATTTTGACTATAAAGGTAGAATAAAAAGCCGTATTCTTTCGTATGCCGATGGCTATGTTCTTTGTCCTCACAATGACGATAATGGCGATAGAGTTCTTGAAAGTGTTTATTATATAAAAGATGACGTTGAATACATAGATAGTTATGACGAGAAATATATGTATCGTTGGACTAACGAAACTGCAACTTCTCCTGCTGACGATAGCGGTTGGGTGTGGCACGAACCAATAGAGCATGGATTTAATGAAATACCACTTATTTCTAAACGTGGTGATGTTGCTTGGAACAATGTTCAAAACATCATCAATTGCTACGAAGAATTATATAACGTATTTAATGCTATTCAAAAACGTTGGGGTTGGGGTATTTTCTATGTGAAAGGTAAATTCAAAGACGATGGTAAAAAGATTGCTGGTAGTATCGTGCTTAATGACAAGTCGTTAGATGGAAAAGGCGATGCTAAGTTCTTGACACCACCTACACCACAAGGAACTATTGATACGCTAAACTTGATGCTTGAAAGTATTCAGTTGGGTTCTTCTACTACATTCTTGTTGCCAAAAGATATTAAAACAGGCGGTGATATTGCTGGTATTACTATTCAGCTTGTACAAAGCATTGACATTGAGAACGCACTACAAAAAGTGATTGATTGGCAAAATGTAGCTGACAAAATGGTACGTTTGTTTAAGTTCGGTCTTGCTAAAGAACTTGTTAATAAAGGTGAGAACACTACTGCTATTACCGATTTTGAGAACTTGAATATTAGCGCACAATTTAAGATTTGGAAGCCGTTGAACGACTACGAATATAACCAAATGATTACTATTCTTACTGGTGCTGGTGTTCTTTCTAAGGAAAGCGGTATTGAGTTGAATACTTTAAGTAAACCTGATGAAAAAGCACGTGTTCAAAAAGAAGAAGAACTTAAAGCACAAAAGGAAATGGAACTTATGCAAATGCAACAACAACAAGCTGCTGCTTCGCAAACTAAAAAAGAGGGGGAGGGCGATGAATAATGGAAATTGATTTGGCAGCAGTAATTACAGCAATCGGTGCTATTGTAGTCGCTTGGCTTGGATATAATCAGTACACAAAGAATAAAGAAACTGACTATAAGATTGAGAAGTTGAAAAATGAAGATAAAGAGAAGAACAAGCGTCGTGCCGACCATTCAATGATTGTGTATGGCGAACTTTGGAACTTGCTTATTGAGTTAAAGGCTGATAGAGGTTATATTATTCAACCTCACCCACTTGGTCACGAAGAATTGATTTCTGTTTACTTTGAAGTAAAGAATGGTGGAATAGAGGGTATGAAAAGCACTATAAAGAATATTAAGATAGAGAATATTGGTGCTTTCAGTGCTGACTTAGCTAAAAACTCTTTCATGTGCATCAAAGATATAACTAACGAAGTACATGATAAATACGTTCAATCTATTATGGCTCAAAGTGGAAGTCAAACAATTGTTATAAAACGTTTGTCGAACAATGAACATAAGTGGATAGGCAATATCTTCTGTGAGTTTTTGGATAAAACCGAATTTGACGAGAAAGAAGTTTGCGAAAAAATGAAAAACGCTGCTATAAAAATTCAATATATATTGCCTGAATATAAAGAATAATTTGTAAATTTGTAGCGATGGATAAAATGTTAAAATTATATAAAATAGTAGATGGTACTGAGGTAGCATTTCCTAACGATAGCGAACAACTATTGCTATCGTCTTTTGACTATTCTTCACAAAGAATGGGAAATGCACCTATCATCACTGGTACTATAATGCACGGCAAGTGTCTTGATGACTATTTCAATGAAATCAAGCCGCAAGAAGTATTTATCGTATTTAACGAAGAACGTTACTATCTTAAAAACACACCTACAAGTTCGTTCAGCAATACTGATGCTCGTTATAAGCATGACGTTGAATTTGTTTCAGAACGAATTAAGTTGTCGAACGTGTACTTTTATGACGTTGTGTCGTCTGACGTTGAAAACGATAAGCCTGTTTCTAATAGTAGCGTTGTTACATTTTCGGGTAATATACGCGAGTTTGCTGCGCGTTTGAACTATTCGCTTCAATACGCTAAACTTCAAACAATAAGTGATGGTGTAATAAGCGGTTATAACGTTGTTGTCGATGATGACGTTTCGGCAGATGAGTATAAATTAGTGTCATTTTCTAATCAATACTTTGAAGCTGTACTTCAACAAACATTTGAATTGTATGGTGTTCCGTATTATTTCAAAGGGAAGACTATTCATTTCGGTTGGACTGATGCAAATAGTGTTATAAATGAAACACTTAAATACGGAAAGGATAATTCTTTGTTATCCATCACTAAGTCAAATGCGAACAACCAAATCATCAATCGTTGTACTGGTACGGGTTCGGCAGATAATATTTCATTCTATTATCCGAATAATAGTGAACTTGGCGAACTTGAATATACGCTAAAAGACAATAAAGGTAATGTATTAAACGATGACTTCTTTGTTAAGAACTACAACGTTCTTGCTAAGAGTGTAGAAGTAGGTACTACATATCAATACTACGATACAACGAACTATATTGATATGGAAGTTCTCGGTGCGTACTTCTGTAAGAAAGAGGGCGATTCACCTACTACTGATTGGGAGCGCATTTCTTATGGCGATGACCACGTTGCATTTAACACTTACATTAACATAAAGACTTATGGCGGTGTTGTAGTACCTACATTCCATCATTATAGAATAGATTTTAAGATTAAAGCGGAAGCTACGGTTAATCTTACGTTTAAGGCTGGTGTTACTACACCTACACAAGATGGCTCTCAATTCTTCTTTGATTTATCCGATGCACGTTTCGTTCGTTTGTTCAAGGGGGAATATTCGCCTACGAACTACGCTATAAGAACGTTGAAAACGAGTGGTGATAATATTTCATTCCACTTAGAAGAACCTGACGTTTATTCATTAGAAGTATTTGATATAGACGTTACTATGATTTATCCGACATTGAATAACGCCTCGTATGCTCTTGAATTTTTCAACGTAAAGAATATTTCTGCCGAAGATAGAACACAAGAATGGCGAAACGAAAAAGGACATACGTTTAGAAATCTTAAAAAAGTAGGTTTGACGGGCGATGAAACAAAAGTTCCTTTCGGTTCTACTTTGTCAACAAAAGTGTTGTTTAGAGTTGCCCCACAGCCTAACTTGATGCCGTACATCTATCGCGAATCACGCGGCAATGAACGTTTCTATAATGCTGAAAACAATAAGTATTTAGACGAAAATAACGAATACTATGAATTTGCTAATACTTATATAGAAAGTAGTCCAAAAGAGCATATCCAACAATTTGAAGATATTAAACCGTCTATTGAGGGTGTTGTCAATAATGCTGGACTACCAATCAACGTATTTACCGAGTTTGCTTACGATGAGAACGACAATGATGAAATGGATGGCGAAAACTTTAAGCACCCATACTTCTACGGCAAACTAAGAAAGATGGATGGAGAGTTTGGCTTAAACATCTTTGATTACGCATCGGAAGAAGGCGAAATGACTATATCTATGATTGATGGTAGTTGTTCCGCTTGTCAGTTCAAAATCGGTGTTGATAGTTCTACTAACAAGAACCATGTTCAAGTAGATGAAAACGGTAACTTGAAACGAGATAGTAAGGGTAATGTGTTAAGGGGAACGCCACAAGACGTACAAAACGACACTAAGAATAACGAAGTGTGGGTTGCGTTAATGAAAGACAAGGATACGTTCAATACGTTAATGCCTAACGCTACATTAAAGCCGTCAGTTGGAGATAAATTCGTTATTCTTCACATTGAATTGCCTCGTGAATATGTTTGGGCTGCTGAACAGAAGCTTACTGATGCTATCATAAAGCACATGGCTGAAAACAACGATGAGAAATTTAAGTTCTCTATAAAGTTCAGCCGTATATATTTAGCCGAAAATCCTGACGTACTTAAACGTTTAAGCGAAAATTCTACTATTCGTTTTGAGTATAATGGTGTTGAATACTTCTATTACGTTTCTTCTTTCAGTTATCGTTTTAAGAGTGATGAAGCGTTACCTGAAATAAACGTTGAACTATCCGACACGATAGACGTAAACGTTCAAAGTTTTCGTGACGCAATAAAAACTGTTCGCGATGAGATAGTAAACGCTGAGGATAGACAAAATCAAATCGTAAACGTAACTTTAAATAAGTATATAAGAAACGACGTAGATAGCACTTCTAAGGCTTCTATTGACTTTGAAAATGGTATTGCAATTGCTAATAACAGCGTTAAGTCGGTAATCAAGACTTCTACTTTAACTCGTGCGACTGATGATGCTATTTACTCTGCTGCTGCGGTAGATGAACGTATTAACGAAAAGTTAGATAATATCGATAGCGATAAGTTCTTGCGTAAGGACGTTGAAGATATTGCCGAAAAGAGGATAGCGTTTAAAGAAGGACTTGTAGTTTCTGATTTTTCAGAAGGCGTACTTGGCACTGGTGGAGCGTTTATTGTAGATGAGCATGGCAGTACGCATATTGTGGGTGATTACTTGGATATAAGGAAGAAGGCTACGTTTACGACTATCAGTGTGCAGGAGTTGAAGCATGTTGGTGGTGAGATTATTCTTTCGCCTGCTGCTATGGTGTGTTCAAAAGTAGAGGAAACAGTTACTGGATGGAAGTGTTACTTTAATACTACTGATGGCGAAAGACGAATATATAATGAGTTTGAGGTGGGCGACTTTGCCCGTTGTCAGACCTTTAACTTGGAGAAGAGCAAGTATTATTGGCGCAAGGTAGAGGAAAAAGGTACGGACTACATTGTGTTGTCGAAGAGCTATTGCGACCCATTGGTGGTTAATGATGTTCCCGAAGTGGGTGATAATATTAGTCAGTGTGGTAATGAGAGCGATACCAACCGTCAGAGTGCGATTATCCTTTCGGCTTATGGTGTTGATACTCCGAGCTACAAGCAGTATAATGGGATTGACAGAATGGAGTTGTCGAGGGATATGCTTGTGACAAAGTTATCGCCTAAGGGTAATTTGATTAAGGGTGATTTCGTTTCGGAGAGTACGGGTAAGAGTATCAATGATGATATTGAGAACATCAAGGTGGATTGGAACAAGGTGCTGCAACAGACAGACAAGGAGTTTACGATGTGGTTCTTTGGCTATGTGCCTACGATGGATAATATACCTGCTGCGGAGTGGACTACGGATGAGTTGAAGTTGCTGCATGAGCAGGATTTGTTCTTCAATACTTCGGCTGACCTTGCTATGGGTGGTAGGGCTTATCGTTTTGAGTTGAAGGATGGTGTTTGGGGTTGGTATGATGTGACTGACGCGGACACTATCAAGGCATTGGAGAATGCTTTTCATGCACAACAGAGTGCCGATAGCAAGATGCGTAATTTCGTGACGCAGCCTGTTCCGCCTTATGATAAGGGTGATAGATGGTGTAATGCTACTTATGATGAGCTTTACGATAATGATGATTTGGTGTGTATTACTCCGAAAGCGGAGGGCGAAGTGTTTGATATTGGGGATTGGCAACCTACTTCTATGGCTAAATCGGCTACGATAAAGAGTTTTGTTAAGTTTACCTTTGATGAGAATGGCAACAAGGTGTTTGAATCGGGCATTTTGCTGGAAGCAGATGAGATTAACTTCAAGGGTAAGGTGCTTATTGATGGTAACTTCTCAGTTGATGAAGATGGTAACATTACGTTGAATAACCTTACAGCTAACGATGGTGTCTTTAACGGAGAGGTAAATGCTACAAACGGAATCTTTAATGATGTGGAGATAAAGAGCGGTGAGATAGGCGGATTTACCATTGAGGATAGCAGGCTGTGGACTACGCAAGGTAAAGGTAAAATCATTATTGAATTAGGAACTAACAAGGGTGTTTTTATTAACGAAAGTGCCGAAGCCCCATTGTTTGTTGCAAGAAACGATAGCGGTACGATTATGAGATTGTATTCGCAAGGCAATGATGCAAAAGCATTGGAGTTGGTTTGCAATTCACAAGGTAATGGTACAGCCTTACAGTCTGTGGGTAATTCGCAATTAGTGGGAAGATATAAAGGGGTATCAACACCACACGAACTTGTGAACATAGCAGGTTTGGCATTATCAACCCGTAGCGGTTTGAACTTCCATGCAACATCTAACGATGAAATATATTCATGGACTGATTTCCTTGTAGCAGATGGCGATATTGAGCTTCCCGATGCTAAAGAGTGCAAGGGAAAGATATTGTTTGTAAAGGCTAATGGAGGTGTAGCTTGCAGTCTTGATAAAGGTGGTATTGTGCGTGCTAATAGCACAACTACAACGGGACAAATAGATTCTTCTGTTAGACCTATGATATTTATCAGCAATGGCGAACATTGGTACGAATTTTATTGTGGTTAAAAAAAGTGAATAATGGGCTATATCCGCTTTAACATAACAAGAACAACCGATAGCGAGGGAGTTACGCAATATGCGAAGATTGGTCGCATAGAGAGCGATATGACCAATACGATAGAGAGTAACATTATATGGAATGCTTTGTCGAAGATGGGTGCTGTGGCTATGTGGTTGAAGATGGATAGCGGATTTCTGAATCGAGATATGTTGGGCGATAGCGATGTGCTGATGCTTGACAGAGATATGTTGAACGTGGATAAATTGATGTAAGAATGGATAAGCTGAATGTGACTTTTGCTCCAGCACAGATATTGAAAGCGGAGCTGATGAACTTGATAACGGGCAAGATTGACGAGCTTGTAGGTGTGGCTAATGGCATACCGAGCATTGATGCTGCTACGAAGGAGAATGCTTTGGAGATTGCGGCTATCAAGGAAGAGGATATAGACATTAGTCAGGAGGAGTTTGATGCGCTACAAGCGGCAGGCGAACTTGACGAAACAAAGACATATTACATTTACGAATGAGCATAGTAAGACGAAATAGGGAAACGATAGGCATTCACCGCAATGGGCACGACACGATGGAGGTATGGAAGTTCATTGATGGTGCTTGGCGCAGTGTGTGGCAATTTATCCGTAGTTGCTTTGGTCGTGGGTTTTGGGCTAATGATAAGCCGTGGAGCAATACAGATGGGTGGAAGAATTTTTGATTTATGAATTATGAATTATGATTTATGATTTGTGGGTGTATTCAGTTGAGAATTAAAAATTAAAAATTAAAAGGGATATGGCAAGTATATTTGACAAAGTTTGGCGATGGGTGTGGAACACTGAAACGAAGTATTATGATGGTGAGATTACGCGTGATACGGATTGGGGCGGTGACGCATCGACAGAGAATCAGCCAGTGAGCGGTGGTAGGGTTCAAGAATGGTTGAAGAACGAGATTAACGGCAAGTATGGTGTTATCCGTATGTCGGCAACCATCAATGAGCAGAATTTCTATTCGCTTGAAATGTTCGCTACGAAAGCGGATGAGGAGTTGTATGACAATGACCCCGACACTTACGCAGGATTGCTGACAAGGGTGACTATTCCTATCAGTACGGTGCAAGGTGATAGCTATGGCGCGTTGCTGAGTACATCCATTCCGATGAATGACATTGTGGTGGTGGATGGCAAGTTGGGAGTGCTACTTAATTTCCGTGCTATTCGTTATAGTCAAGGACAGGGCATTAACGAGGGTGCGAGAGGTACGCTAACCATCCAACGTAGTACTGACGAGGGTAAGAGTTGGAACGAGGTGGCACGATTGGAGAATGTGTTGACAAGTAGAGAGCCGAGTGATAGCACTACGATGGAAGAGGTGGACTTTGGCGAGTATTTGGCGCAAGGAAAGCAACTGATTAGAGTGCGTGCAAGCTACGACTATGAGGATATTGTGAGCGGTGACGATAGAGTTGCCAATTCGTCTTGGGTGATGGTTGGTGCGAGTGTGACACGGACACGCCTTGAACTTGAACTGATGACGAACTTCAACACCCCGATGTATGCTGTGAATGAAGAAACGGGAGCATATAATGACTTTGTGGTGGACTACCGAGTAACGGGAGCGGTGAAGAAAACCATGCACGTTAAGGTAGAGGGTTCGTTGGATAGCACTACGATTACACTTGACAACATTACCGCCAATGGCGATGTGCAAGGCATTTCGTTGCCATATAGCGACAAGTATGGTTTCCATACGCATGGTGTGAAGAAAGTAACGGCATGGTTGGAGTGTGAAGATGGACTTGGTGGTACGTTGACAAGCGAGGTATTGAGCAATCAGTTTATGATGGTTGCTGACAAGGAAAACAAGCAGAAGTACTTGCTGTTGCAGAATGTGGATAGCACGATAACTAACTACATTCAGACCGAGATAGCGAAATATGCCGTATAT